ATTCAATAGCAATAGATAAGAATGCTAAATTTAACGTTCAACGAGTTTGGGAAGGAAGATGAAAATACAAAGTCAGAGATCCTATCACTCGTAAATGCAAATTTTAAAAATAGAATTAATTGTGCTTTCGAGCACTCATATCACATAAATGATGAAAATGCTGAACAACTGCAGGGATTATTCCCACACAGATATGTGATACAGAAAAGAACCGGTACACTTAAAGAAAGTTCGCATCCTATACTTGCTATTTTGAACGAGTATAGTAATTATGATGCAAGTTTAAACATTACACGATATAGAAATAAAGGTTATAAAGTAATGACAATCGGAGATTCAGTTGATAGGAAACTAAAAGCTGACCACAATTGTATGCTGATTGAAAATGCAAGAGATTGCTATCGTGTAACATCCACTAACAGTAGTGCTGGTTATAAGAATTATGCAACTGGTCGAAAAGACCGCATAATAGAATGTGTTAGTGGAAGTCAAAATTGTGACTTTAAAGCGGAGATTGCAATAGCTGTTCATTCTCTATATGATGTAACACCACAACAAATTACAGATATATTTAATCGTCACAATATTACTCAAATGATTGCTTACCTACATTTCCCCTTATATCTATATGATACTGCGTTGGAAAAACATGACATCGGAGGTTTTAATTGTGTTCCTCTTAAAGGCGGTAAGTTATTATTTGCTATGAAGGACTTTTCTAGTCCATACATTCATAGTTTTGACAATTGGAAAAGTTGGGCCACATTATCAAAAATCAGTAATGATGTATTTGAAATCAACATCGAACATGTTAGAACTCATGGCCCTCTACATGTATTAAATCTTGTCAGAACTAAGAAAACGTCGGATATTATGCCTATATACGTACCATTATCAACATTAACTAATTCATCCTATTTGGTACCAAACATCTATCATGCTTTTAAAAACAATTATAATTATAGGCAATGGGAAACACAACATTTTGTAGTACCTAATTATTTTGTAGAAGGTGTACTTGATTACGCCAATCGAACAAAGGATGAATCATACCAATTCTGTGAGGTTTGTACTTACGCAACAGGATTGAGGACACAAATTGTTATTGGAAATAGAGTTTACAGGAAAAAATGGGAAGTGAACCAAAATGAATATAAGATGATTGTTTTGTCTTTATTTATTATTGGCGCCATTAGCAGAACAGAAAGGACTAAAATAATTTCAGCTAGCTTTGCTGAGATGAAACATTTAAACTCTATGGGATTCTTTGGTGATATTTGGCATTCATTTACAGCTTGGCTAGGTAGAGTTTTATCTGCAGAAAAGACTGTCAGTGCTAATGCTATGGGTGAATTTGTGAATAATTTTAAAGTTGTTCAATTTTCAGACCAATTTTACACTAAGGAAGTTTATTGCACTATATCAGATAAAAGACCAATAACCCCTTTAAGTGACATTGAACTCAGTAACCCTTTACAAGATTTGGATGATTTTGATAAGGGTAAAGAGGATAAAAACAAAAGTACTAAAACATCCAAACACATCAATAACAAAAATGTTATGAACAACAACATTAAATCACCACTTACAGTTGTGCAACCAAGTGCTCCACTAATGCCGGTTGCAGCGTCTGCTCCACCCCTACCTAATGCTGTACCATTACAACAAGCGAGGTGGGTTGATGAAGGAAAAGGAAATGAATTTGATATTGAAACATTAGATTCTGATGAAGAAAGTGTTGCTGATTTTGATTGTTATGATGATGATGCTGTTGCTTGTGTAAATGATATCGTTGACTCAGTTGTCAATGGGAAAGAGGTAAAAGTTAAAATTGCTCAAAGTATGCTTCAAAACAATGGTAAATTAATAAGTTTAACAACACTTGATAATGAAAATTTATCATTCGGTGATTTCACAGCTGATGAACTGGACAAAATTGTAAATAAAATAAAAGGTAATGTTCAGGTTAATAGCAGTATTAATTCTGAATATGAACCATTCGTTGATCCTCAGTCAACTGCAACATCCAAATTTTGTTTACATTGGTATTGTGAAGATGGCGAACGATGTATTTGGACTCCCGAATTAGAAAAGGCATTATCTATACCTGAGAGCATATTAAAGAACGTCCCAAGAAGTTTTTTATCTGGACATTGTGCATTAGTTGCAATATGGAATTGTTTTCCAAAGAACTCTCGTCCTAAACAAAAAGATATATTGTTAAAGATGTATGAATTATTGCAATTTATTGTTTATCAAAGTAAAGATGTGAAAGGTATAATAACAGATAAGAATATAATTTCTTATATTTGTGAAGGAGATTGGGATAATGATTGCTCAGCAATAGCAATTGAACTTTTATCAAGATACTACGAGCTAAATGTGAATTTACACTCTGGACACGGAACAAAGGATTATAAAGTTTATAAATTTTATTGTGGACCAAATGACGCTAAAATTAACAACTTATATTTTAGTGGGAAACATTATTATCGTGCTGAAGATTTGCACGGTGGTGGTGTCGACAAATTTGAGCATTTAATACCTCAGATATTTTCTAATGATCATGCCAATAAAAATATTATTGAACTTAGTGCTGCTCCTGGTTACTTGATTAACAAATTACTCGATTACTATGAAAATCAAGATATCGAAGTAAAAGCTCATGTCGGTGTATACACTGGCCCTGGTGCAGCTAAATGGACTCAACAAAAAGTAGGATCAGTGGAACATTACGCTGATAATTTCAACTATATTTTCAAAGATACAAAATTTTCTTTGATAATTAGTGATGCTGGTCGTGATATCAATTCGGAAGCATTAACAAAACAGGCTGTGAAATATTGTGAAAAACATTTAAATGTTGGTGGATCAGTATGTATTAAAACTTTTGGTGACCCTCATGAGGTCTACGAATTCGCCACATATTTTTATAGTGCTAGTTTTGTTGGAGGAAAAGAAGAGTCTACGGAGAGATATTTTATTGGACATGGTTATAAGACTATGAAAGTGAAAAGTGAAGTAAATGGGAAAATTGAAATTAAAAATAAATCAGTAAACACAAAATTCAGAACATTTGAAGAAGTTTACGATGGATTTCATAGATCTTATACAAAACATGTTTTGCAAGCAAGTAGTAAACATGTTGATGCTCTTTGTCAAAGTTATTTTAAAGGTCCATTTGACAGATTTAAACCAACTGGAAAGAACAAAAGTGATAAACTAACTGTCACTTGTTATACTGGTTTTGCAAGCAGCAGCAAAACCACTAATTTGGTAAAGCAATATCCAAAGGCTGTATTTATTGCACCAACAAAGGTCTTATCTTTAAAACATCAAAAGATGGGAGTCAGATCATTTACACCTCACACAATTTTTGATGCAGAAATCAGTAATGATGTCCCAATTATTATTGATGAATTGTCACAGTTTTGTGTAGAATATGTGTTTCTTCTTAATAGGAAATTTCCTGATAATGAGATTGTTTTAACTGGTGATGTCAATCAAACCAATTTTGTTAATTACTCAGATAAATTAAAGTATACAACTTTTATAGAACAAGGAATAAGTAATAACATTATTGATGTATATAAAATACCAAAGGACATTACGCATGGCTTAAATTTCAGGAATGATTGGCATATTAGAACACATTCGGAAGTGGATAAATCATTATATGTTATCAAAAATCTAAACTTTGATGATTTATTTAAATTGAGAGGAGGTAAATTTGATAAAAAGACTGTTAAAGTTATTTGTTATAATAGTGCAACACAAAAGACTTTGGAATCGAAAGGTTATGATGCATCAACAATTACTACATATACAGGATCAAGAACAGAGAATGTAATTTTATATGTTGATGCTGCTGCAATTGAATCTCAATACTTGAATAAACCATCTGTCACTTACACTGCATTAACTAGAGCGACAACAAGAATGTTTTTATACGGAGAGACTGAATCATTGGTTAAATATTATAATTTTAGTGCAACCATCATAAGCACTTTGGAAGATTTTAACAAGATATATTTTCATGATGAAACATTTGTTAGAGATAAAGTGGAAATTCCTTTAACACAAAGTGTTGGATTAGCGAAAGACAATTCTGTTACATTAGATATGGCTGAATCAATTGTAGATCAGATTGTAAAACCAGCAAATCCTAATTTTGGTAATTTTAGATTAGCAACCAATTGCAATATTGGTGAAGTTAAAGGCGCAATTTTAGTAACAAATGAAAATGCCATCACAAATTTTCCAAAAGATGAAAAGGTAGTAAATGTATCGAAAAGAATTTGTAATGTTTTAAATCAATTGTCAGATAATAGTGTTCAAACTATTAAAACTTTAGTTAAGAGATACGGAAAGAAATACAAATCCAACAGTAAAAGAGATTGTCAATTCACTCATTCATGTCTGATTAAAGGCATGAGTAAAGCTCTTTATGGCAACGACCATTCTGTCCATAAATTGAAGAGGGATTTGAAAGTTGAAGAAAAAGAATTATTAGGGAATGCTTATGCTTATACTGAATCATTAAGTGAAAAACTTGGGGAATCATATATAAGTTTTAATGAATTACAGGAAATGTTTGAATTGGATAAAGACGGGCAACTAAAATTCTTTAATAAAAGACAAACGAAATGGAAACCTGAAGATGGATTTGATACTAGTGATAAAGTTGGTCAAGGTGTGGCTGGTTTTGGCAAGAAAGTGAACATCTTATTTAGTGCGTATGCCAGAACCTTATTGGATAAAGTTAAGCACATACTTAAAGAAAACAATAGGAATATATTGTTAGCTACTCATAATAGTGAGGCAGGTATTAATGATGAATTTATATCATTAATGCAAAATACAAAAGAAACAAATTTTACATGTAACGATTTTAGTGAATGGGATTCATCTTTCCGAAAACCGTTTGCTATGTTAACTAAAACTTTATGCAGTTACATGGGAATGCCTGATTATATGAATGAGTGGTTTTATCAAAACAGAGGGAGCTGGTCAATGATTTATAGGAATATATTTGGAAAGACAACATTGTTCGGCACTGAAAAACAATTTTCTGGAAATCCTTTTACTATTTGTGAAAATACAATTGGTAATATGGCATTATGTTTTTCTATCTTTGTTTATTTATGTATGCAGTTCGCTATGTTTAAGGGCGATGATTCGGTAGTGTCATGCGATAAGATGGAAATGTTACCTGAAGCTTTGAAAATTCTAAAATACACGGAACATGGATTAAAGTTACATAATTCACCAATTGGTGAATTTGCTGGATGGTTTTTGACTCGAGAAGGTTTATTTCCTGATGTAATTAGATATACTAGCAAGTTTATATCCAAAAATTATAGAGATGAGAAACATTTTGAAGAAGCATTACAATCATTGCAAGAAAGATGTTCTGCCGTCAAAAGTCAGTCGCAACTTCAATCTGGTTGTGCAATAGCGGCAAAATATTATAGTGAAATGACAAGAAATCAAATAACACCTGAACAAGTAAACATTTTATTTCAATTTTTAAAAAATAGTCGTAACATTAATTTTAAAGATTTGGAGATGGTTAAGAAATCTTTATTAATCGTCGAACAATAATAGCCTCTTCTACCTACAGCTATTTAATCATATTAATGTTTAGATTATTTATTATATTATTTAATTTATTTTATATTAAATTTAAAACAATATTACTAATTATTTTATTTAATAGTTT